GAAAATGGAACTCAATGATGATGGGTTTGAAGATGCAGGGTAAAAATGGTTTGTTTACTCCGCCAACTTACAGCCACATTTATAATCTATCTACTGTTCAGATGTCTAACGACAAAGGAACATGGTTTGGTTGGGATGTAGCAAAGGTAGGACCAGTCACAGATAAAGCTATCTATGACATGGCAAAATCTTTTGCTGAATCTGTAGGTAAAGGTGAGATACAAGCTAAACCTGAAGTTCAAGAAGAAACTAAAAAATCTTTGAATTTATAGAATCCTAGGTAGTGGGCGTCGAAGCGAGAGTGGAGTCGCCCACTTTTAATTTATGAATGATAAGATAATTAAAGCTCCGGTTACGTATGAGGATTGGATAGATCTGGGACGGGTGATCATACCCTGCGATACAAAGCAGGCTGTGGTCGAAAAATGGTCTGACCCAGATTTTAAGATTACGAAAGAAGAATGGAGAATAGAACACACAACAAAACAAATAGGACTACGATTAGATCAATACATAGATTTTGATATTGATAATCCTGTTGTTAAAAGATTTGTAGGAGACCACATAAAATCTTGTGGTGCAATATTTGGCAGAAGAAATAATCCATCAAGTCATTATCTTTGGTCTGGCACATCGGACTATAAAAAATTTTCATTACCAAAAGAATTAGAAAGCTATTACAAAAACTATGGTCACGGTGCTACACTCTGTGAGATAAGACATGGTGCAAACAAATATACATTAGTTCCAGAAACAAAATATCATACAACAAATGAAATAGTTAAGTGGGTTAAGTATGAAGGTATAGATGAATATCCAGGTAATTTAAAAGTAGATTTAGGTAAGATAGCACTAGCAGCTGCCTTGTGTATTACTTATGCAGGTACAGGACAAAGAGATGATTACTGCACTGCGATTGCAGGTGTATTGTTAAAACATACAGAATGGAATGTAGATGACATAGATGATTTTATTTACAAAGTTGCTGTTGCAGCAAAAGATGAAGAGAATGAAAAAAGAAAAAGAAAAGGCACAACACACAAAAAAGCAAATAGAAAATTTGGTATGCCTAAACTTGCAGAGATAATAGGTTGTTCAACAAAAACAATTGCAACTATCTTTAGTTGGATTGGTGTACAAGAAGCAACAAGTGAAGAAGCAAAACAATCAATAGGACAGATAATAGAATATGGTAGTGACAGATACTTTGTAAAGATTAATGCAGTAGTACAAGGTGAGGCAGTAGAAAAAACAATTACTGTTGATGGTCCCACACTTAGAAATAAAAAATTATTTTATGATGCAGTAATTAGTAAAGCATCTGTGTGGATTCCAGAAATGAAACCTGCTGACTTTGAGGAGATCATGCGTAGAAAGTATGAAGCAAGAGAAAAATCAAAAGACTATGTTGAAGATGCAGAAGAAGATTTAAGATTTGTAAAACATTTTAGAAACTACATCACAGAAGAAAAAGCATATACAAATAAAAAAGAATTAGCAAACTTTGGTCTACCTTATTTTAATCAACAAAAAAATATTTTAGAATTTAATTTAGATAAATTTGAAGACTATCTACACAGACAAAAAGTAAATCTATCACGAGTAGACTTAGTTATTAAATGTCAGAATATTTTAAAAGCTAAAAAGAATCATGGTAGATTTGATGGTAAGTCATGTGTATCATGGCGTATGTTAAACCAAACAATCGATATAGAAGATTTAATTATTGAAGGAGAGTACAAGGAGATTACAAATGAGTAAGCTTCAGTTTATGGTGGGACCACCAGGTACAGGTAAAACTTCTACATTCATAACTAGTAAATATACTGAGTTGTTAAAAAGTTTTGATTATAAAAGAATAATAGTTTTATCACATACAAACGTTGCAGCTGATGAGATTAAAGATGAGATATTAAAACTACCAGAGATGCAGGGTATTACTAAAAAGTCATTAGAACATAACATTTGCACAATACATCACTATTGTAAAAACAAAGCAACAATCGGTGAACAAGTTCTTGATTATGACGATTATAAAAATCTATGTAGAATAGATTCTATCTTTCAAAGACACAAGGTTACACAATCACAATTTGATAATAGAGAACATGGCTATTTTAAATTTGTTAGAGAAGCATATGGATTTAACAGATCTCTCAAAGAACATTGGAAGAAGTCTGATAAGAAATATAACACGTATTCTATAACTGACATAGAAAATATGGTGCCGATTGTAGAAGCATACAATAAACAAAATGGTAAATTAGATTTTCACGATATGATTAAACGTTTCATAGATAAGGCAGTAGAGCCAGACATAGATGCTTTGATAGTAGATGAGGCACAAGATAGTAACAAGACACAAAAGATAGCACTAGATAAAATAGCAACCAATGCAAAAGAATATTGGTTTGTAGGAGATCCGGATCAAACTATATTTGAATGGGCAGGTGCAGATGCACATGAATTTTATACATTATCAAAAGGTGCACAAGAATTAGAACAAGGACACAGATGCAGTAAGACAATAAATAATTTATGTAAAAGAATTATAGCTCCTATATGGGATCACTATGGCACACACAGAATGTGGAAAGCTACAGATATAATAGGTAATCATTATCACTTACCTAACCTACAAAAAAATTGTAGTGCTATGAAAATTTTATTAGATAAAATAAAAAATACTAAAGAAACTTTTTTATTTACCTATCGTCAAAAACCATCAGATGCATGGGTCAAAAAATTTTTCAAACAACACGGAATAGAGTTTGCACACGTAGGGAACACGGCCCACGTACCAAAGAAAGAACTAAGATGTCATAAGTTGTGGTCAGATTTTTGTAAGGGCACACCAATGTCACTTAGACAGATAAAAGATTTTTGGAGTTATATGGGTAGTAAAGTAATAGTTCATGGCAGAGGAGATGAAACTTTTGAAGAGTGGGTAGATAGAGAGTACACAATAAATTATTTGATATACCACAAGTATTTAAAAGAGAATGCAGGTTATCAAAGAGACTTTGCATTAGTAAGAACTAAAACAGAAGAGGACAGAATACTTTACATAAATAAAATTTTACGAAACGGATGTGATTTAGATGGAGACATCAGAGTTAAATATGCAAACATTCATACTGTAAAAGGTTTAACTTTTGACAACGTAATTGTTGATGACACAAGATTTAGACCAGAAGATTATTTTAGTCAGCTAAGATTAAAATATGTAGCATACAGTCGAGGTAAGTTTGACTGTTGGACAATAGCATCACAAGACAAATACAAATTAGGAGTAAGATGACACACAAAGATATATTTAAAGGATCAACATATAAATCATTACAAGAGCAGGTAGGTGGGAAACATTATTCTTCCATGAAGATTCAACCAGCAGAGTTTATAAACGAGAACAAATTGCTTTTTGCGGAAGGGAATGCTATAAAATACATCTGTCGACATCAGTCGAAAGGGAAAGAGCAAGATATAAAGAAGGCAATACATTATTTAGAAATGATACTGGAGAGAGATTATAATGTGTAATACACCAGAAGATTTAGATCTAAAAGGTATAGATACAGTTGCAGTTGATATAGAAACTTATGATCCTAATCTTAAAACAAAAGGTTTGGGTGCCATAAGAAACGATGGTTTCATTTGTGGTATAGCTGTTGCAACAGAAAAAGATACTGCATACTTTCCTCTTCAACACTCAGACACTGACATAGATCCTGAAAGAATAAATAAGATATGGGATGTTCTTAATGAGAAGATCTTTCAAAACGAAAACATTACTAAAGTATTTCACAATGCAATGTACGATGTATGTTGGATTAGATCAGTAACAGGTAAAATGATGAAAGGTAAAATAGTTGACACTATGATAGCTGCATCAGTTATTGATGAGAATAGATTTAGATACTCACTAGATTCATTGTCAAAAGATTATCTTAATGATTCTAAATACAAATATGATTTACAACAGAAAACATTAGAATGGTCTGGTGGGACTGTAAAAGATCCAATGACTAACATGCATAAGTTACCTGCATCAATAGTAAAAGAATATGCAAAGCAAGATGTGGACTTAACTTTTAAATTATGGAATTTATTTAATAAAAAAATTGATGAAGTATTATACACAAAAGACGATGGAGAGCAAAAAACTTGTAGACAAATATTTGAATTAGAAACAAAATTATTTTTATGTTTAGTTGACATGAAATTTAAAGGCGTTAGAATTGATGTCGAAAAAGCTACAGCATTTGGTAAGCATTTAAAAAAGAGAAGAGACCAAATTGTAAAAGCAATAGAAA